AATCTTTCGTTTCAATGATTCGTCCAACTCGGTTATTTTCTCGGCCATCAACGCAATTGTGAGTTTATCGCGTTGTTCCGTTGTGTGGTTTTTGTCCTTGAAATAGTCCTCAATCTCGCGTTCGATTTCCGAAACAACCGGATTTTTTACTAATAATTTTCTAAGTTTTTCGATTTGCCCTTCTAACTGTTGGGCGGTGTCGTTTAGTCTTCGATCTCTATTTTCCATTCGTGAAATAAATTTACTTTGTTGTCTAATTGTTTAATATCTTCTTCGGATAAGTTTAATTCGATTTCGTCCGCGTCGTGCCAAATTTGAGCGCGTAAAATTGAAATGTCCGATTCGTTGCGAAATGTTCCTTTTGTCTCGCCACATGGTCCCATATAGTAGTCGGTTGTTTTTTCGATTTCGGTTCCACCAATTAAAACCAGTTCGTAATTTTTTGCCGGTAATCGAAACCAAATATATGTCCCGTCCTCAAAGTCGTCACGTTGGAAATAATTTTCTTTTGTGACTGATTCGATAATTTCTTTTAATATCATAATTGTCGCGTTTTGTTTTGTCAAATATAGTGCTTATTTATAAGTTGGCAAAATTTATTTTAGGATTTCTTTTAAAATATTTCTAGCCCAATCAATGTCGAACACCATGTCCAAAATGGTTTCTCTCGGCTGTCCTAATATTTCAGACAAAACATTCATTGAAAACTCCGCTTTATCTTCGTGCTGTTTTGCTAATGCTAATTTCATTGGTTCAACTGTTGTTGTATAATCCAAATGAATTTCGCCTTGCTCTCTGTATCTGTCCGCTAAATGGAAATGGTTTTGGATTCCTTTTAAGTTCTCGATAATTTTCTTTGCTGTCATAATTGTTTCGTTTTGTTTTGTCAAATATATAGGTTATTTATAAGTTGACCAAATTATTTTAAACTTTTTTACGCTTTTTTTATTATTCCCTTTTGAACCAGGCGAAAATAAAAGTATCGAACGCAATCCATTAAATGGTTGTCCACGTCCTCGGGGTCGTCTAAAACTTTTCCTTTTGTGTCAACCTTGCGCGAATAGTTTTCTTGTTCGTATGCTATGTTCACGCTCGATTTGGTGTAATAAACGCGCATTGAATTAACGCCGTCGATTCCGTCTAAAATTGATCCTTTGACCTTTACCGCCGGGAGTGCGTGCCAACCGGACCGCCTTAAAATCGCTATTTTTAACGGTCTGTTGTTGTCGCATATTATTTCCCGCTTTTTGTCAATTCCTAATTTGTTGAACATATAAGAAACAATGCCCTCCTCCTCGCCTCGGATTTGAGCCAATTCAGTTGGTCCCATTCGTTCGCGGAGTTCGTTTTCGGATTGGTAGTTGATTTCGTGAAGGTACAAAGCCCCGTCGTAATATTTCGCGTTGACAATCGCCCACGGGTCCACGGCCCCCCAGTCCGTGATTGTGTATTCCTCCGAATCTAAATTAAAATAATAATTGTCCGCGACCTCCTCGAATCTAAAAATTCGGTTTGGTCGTTCGGCCTTGGTTCCTAATCCGTACACTTGCCAATTGAACGCGGACGCGCTATTTTTGTGTTCGTTCTCAATGCAACGGGTCAACTCATTTAATTGTGTTTCGGAGTATTCGCCCGGGTTGGTTTCAAAGTCGTATTGTATCGCGTCGCTTTCTGTCATTTCGCCCGACTCGACTAAATGCGACATTTTTACGGGTTGATATGATAAGATTTTGCGCCGTTGTTCTGGAGGACAAAACGGATTGTCTTTAAATGTCGATTCTAATACAATTGCGCGATCATCTTTTGCCACGTCCTCAACCCAATGCCCTTTTTTCGGGTTGTAATCAATAAACATAAAGTCCGACGTTCTTTGGTCGATTTGGTTAAATACCTCCCGCGCGATTTTATAGGGTTCGTTGAGCCATGAGACGTCTTGTTCTAATCCGTGGACCGTTTCTTCGTCGTCCGCTCCGTAAAATTCCAACGTCGAGTCCGTGCGATACGTTAACGCCTTGTTTGTTTTGTTAAATTCGTGATTGAGTAACCAACGGCCGGTCCGCTTAAAATGTTTTTTGAGGTCGTTTAATATCGTATCAACGCAAATTCGTTTTGTGTCCCTCCAAATTGTGATACGTTTCGATTTGTGTTGGCGTGCGTAAAGATCGCAACAGTCAATCAACGAAATCGTTTTGGACGACCTGGAGGACCCTTTGTTGATTATGTACTTATAATATTTACCCGAACCATGACACCACGAACAATCCGAACCGGTCGCGGTTGTTTTTCCAGTTCCTCCGCACGTCTCACAATCTTTGTTTATCGCGTGCCAATTTTGTTCCCAAACAATCGTACATTTTAAATCGACCATATAAACAAAAATAAACAAAAAATCCCGGACCTATGGAAATCCGGGACTAAACGTTAAACAATTAAATCCAAAAGTTATGAATCAGTTCGCTAAGATAAACAAAAAAAGCCGAACCCGTCCAAGTCCGACTCTTTTTTTTAGCCTTGGGAGGCTTATTTTTCAATTATTACTCCGGTTTCTTCGAAATCTGTAACAAAGTCCTCTAAGATAATATCGTTTCCAAGGTCGTTTCCTTCGTATCTTTCAATATAGTTTAAAATTTCTTTTTGGTTTCCGTAAACCTTGATTTGAGTTTGGTTTCCGTTTTTTAGTGTCGCGTAAAGTGTCATTTTGTTTTGTTTTAATTGTTTAACAGTTCAAATATACGAATTTATTTATAACCTCCAAAACTTTTTGCAACTTTTTTTTATTTTTTTTTTACTCCTCGGGTTTTTTGATTGTGATTTGGAACGGCGTAATGTCCAACGGTTCGTCTCCGCTTGTGTGGTCGATTCGGTCCGGGGCTTTGCCGATTAAGTGTTCCGCAAAAAATTTCATGCCCTCTTTTGTTTCGACAAAATCAGCCATAAACTCGACAACGTTTTTTTGATCGTCTTGGTTTTTGTACTTTAATTCCAGGGCATTGAGTAGAATTTGCCGCGCCTCTTTTTCGTGCAATTTCGGTTTTCTTCCCGCTCCGATTCTGGCTCCTCCTCTTGGCATCCTTTGAAATTTGTTGATTATTCTATAATCCGTTTCAATTTTGGGTCATAACATTGAACCGATAAATCTAAACCGGATTTGTTCGTTTGCATCAAATATAATACATTTTTGACGTTTTCGAACATATAGAACGAACATTTTTTTAACGGTACGTCCTCGAATAGTATGTTTTTTCCTCCGTCCGTATTCGTTTGGCGACAATACAAGCCGTTCACGTTGTTTTTAATAACGAACAGACCCTTTCGACGTTGATAACGATTAAAGTGGCTTAAATCGAAGCTTTTCGCCGTTGTTTCAAGTTGTTTTTTGTTCTTGAATAGTTTGTCAATAATTCCCATTTTTCAAATCTTCTTCGAATTGTTCAATAATCGGTTCGTTTTGTTTCTTTGCGTTTTGGTTGATCTTTGCCACGTTGTAAATTTCGGACCAGAGCGGCGCAATAATAACGGACATAGTCAAAAAAAACCAATTAAATTCGGTAAAGGTCAAGAATAGGAACATGACCCAAACAAGGTTTAAAAGTGTGATTCGTTTATTTTCCATAAATGCAAATATATCAAAATTTATTGTTATTAATCGCCTCGAGCATATCAATTGACTGGGTTAACTGTTCCAAAATTTGCTTCATTTTGCGTTTATCCTTGTCCAAACCTTTGTTGAACTCAATGGCGTATTTTGCCTGAACCTCTCGTCCTGGCTTTTCGCTCATTCTCATTTTTAACAGTCGTTCGTATTGGTTCAAAATGTCTTGTTTTTTGTCCTTTAGCACTCGGATCGGGTACGTTGTAAGGTTGCACGGTTTGAACGGTTTTGGCGGTTTTGCTTTCATCCCTTCATCAATTTCAATAGCCTACTCCGTTCGATCTCTGCGAACCGATTCGAATAACTTGGTTTTGTAATATTTTGCACGGTGTCGATTGTTCGCCCGTTTTCGTTTTTAGTTCCTACAATTTTGAACGTTGCGCCGTTCACGGTAAAAACTGTTTTTGTTAGTGGTGTTGTCATAACTTAAAAAAAAAGCGGGGCCGAAGCCCCTGGGGTTTTAATCGCACTCTTTAAATGTTCCTAATTTATTCAACTTGTCTTGAATTGGATTCCATGTTTTTGTTGACTTAATTACTTTGGCGTTCAACTCTAAACAAAAGTTATTTGTCTTTTCTTGAAACCAAATAGCGACTGAGTCAAATCCATTTGTTAACTCAATCATTTCTCCTTTTAATATTCTATCTTTCATAATCTTGTTTTAATTGTTATCGTTGGAACAAATCTAAGGCTTATTTATAATCTAACCAAATTTTTTTTGAATTATTTTTTGAAAATCTTCAAGCGAGCGGACCAAAAAGTACTCAAACCCTAATGTTTCCGCGCGTTGTTGAAAATCAAATTGTTTTTTACTTTGTCGGCCTTTTTCGTCTTTTACCTCAACGAATAGCACTTTACCTGGTAACATAACGATTAAATCCGACACGCCAGAAAGTAAACCGGTCGAAATCATTCTCATTTGTTCTTTTGTGTTGGACCGTTCGTTGGGTACCGAAAAAATTTGACATTGTGGGTTGTTTGTTTTTCTGCAATGTGTATTCCGAAACCACATAACAATTTCCTGCTGTATTCGTGACTCTGTTTTTTTCATCTTATTAAATAATCGTTAAACCTTGAATTTGTCAAATCTCCCAATTGTCGAGAAATCCAACCCGATTTGTAATTCATTTTTTTTGCATATTCCAAAACGGCGTTTTTTCCTTTTGATCTTACAATCCGCCAAACGTACGAACTTTTAAAATGTTTCGCCTTTTGTATTTCAATAAGTTCGTCCAAATTCAAATCCGATATTTTCCGCCCGACCAATTCCGGCGGTGCGGTCGATTTGACTTCCACTAATTTTCCGCCCGTTTCGGGTGCGTTCGTTTTTATCTTAAACTCATGGCCGCAAAAATTACACTCACGCGCGGACGCGAAAACCATTGCCTCACATTCTGGACACGTTTTTACCGCCGCCTCGCCTTGTTTCGATTTTTTCTTTTTTGCCTCGAGTGACCATTTGCGAGGCTCCTCCCATAGTCCATGCTCGTCGTGATTCATTCCGAAATCTAAAACAATAAATTCCGTTTTTCCTGGATATATTCGAGAACCACGTCCGCAACATTGCAACCACAACGGCAACGATTTTGTTTTGCGGTTCATTATTACGCACTCAATCGACGGCTCATCATATCCCGTCGTAAGTATTCCACAATTGTTTAGGACCGGAAACAAACCATCCGAAAAAGCGCGTAAAATTCGCGTCCGTTCCTCTTTGGTTGTTTTCGACGTTATGACCTCCGACAAAATACCGGCCTCATTAAAAGCCTCGTTTGTTTTTTCGGCGTGTTCGATATTCACATTAAACACAATCGTTTTTTTTCCGTTGGCTTTTTCGCGCCATTTGTCCACAACGCCGTCGTACAATTTACGCTCGTTGAAATGGTTCCATTGGCTTTGCTCGGTATATTCGCCCCGGCTCGTTTCTAAATCGCTGAAATCGTCAACCATCTGAAACGCTCGACACGGTGACAAATAACCTTCCGCGATCAATTGCGGTATGTCGATAGGGTGAACAATATTCGAATAATATTTCGGAACGTGTTTTCCAACCGGTGTCGCGGTGGCTCCTATTACTTTAGCGTTCGGAAACTTGTCTAATACTTTGGTGAAATTTCCTTTGTGCGCCTCGTCTATTATTATCAAATCCGGTTCGTATTGTCCCAGGTCGCGCCGTTTGATTGTCTCAACCATCCCAACCGTCGTTTTTGCTTTTTGGTCGAATTGGTGTGATTTCATTTTGGCGTTCACTTCTTGCAATTTTAGCCCGTGACGGTCCAAGGCTTTAAACGTTTGTTTGAATAGTTCGATTCGGTCGGTTAAAATTAGGGAGACGGTCCCGCGTTCGGTAGCAAGTCGAACCATTTCGGAAAATACAACAGTTTTGCCAGCTCCAGTCGGGAGGCATAAAATTTGCCTTTTGTGATCGTTTCCAAATCCTTGTCGAAGGTTTTGGATTGTTTCGTTTTGGTATGGTCTTAATTGTAACATAACTTTTCTTTTGTAACACAACTGTAACAGTTCAATTTTTTTCCAGTCGTGTAAACTGCTTAACCCCTGTTAATACTATACTTTTATTAAATATATATATATTGTAACACAACACCTCCGCAAACTTTCGCCCACAAAAATTTTTAATCGTGAACAATTAAATTTTTTTCGCGTGAAGCAATTCAGTACAAAATTTGCGTTTCGTTCCGTTACATTTTCCATTTTTAGAACGGTAAGTCAGTATTTTCGGGCGTTTCGGAGTTTACACGACTTTCTGTAACATTGTCACGAATTACCCAATAAACGCGTTTTGTCAATCCATTTACACGTTTTATTTTAGACTCACCTAAAACTTTTGTGAGTTCAATCGAAAATCTTCGCATTGAATGAATTTTCTGTCTTGTATTCGTTTCGATATAATCTTTGATTTCTGTACTCGTTAAATATTCCGCATAACCTCCCCCAGACGAACCGGATTTAAAAAACTTTTGGATTAATTCCCGTTCGAACGGCATAACCTCGTAATTTTCGGAAACGTCCTTTAACCCGGCCAAATCTTCGCGGCTCAATTGCCATTCAAATCCCGACTCATAAAGGCGCAAAAGTTCCAAAAATAGTTCGTCCTTATCGACTGAATTATAAAGTTCGTGATCTATTGACAACACGTTAACCGGTAAAATACGCGTGTTTCCCGTCGGGTCGTTTATGACGTTTTTATCGTTTGACGTACCACAAAGGACCGCGAGTCGTTTAAAATCTTCATTATAACGGGCGTAAGGTGCGCGGAGCGAAAAAATATTTTTTGACGTTAATTCTTTGAAACGTCGTTCATCTTGTTTACTTTTGCCGCCCATTTCGTCATCCATTACAATCAACTTTTGACACATCAACATTTCGTCATCCTTTCCCGCGTCCAATTTCGATTCCGAATAGTACTTTTTAATCTTTGCCGGGAGCAATCGCCGGAACCATTCCGTTTTCCCCGTGTTTTGACCTCCGACCAATGCAAGAACGGAACGAACCGGGTTTCCATCATAGGCCGCCACAATAGAAACCAACCATTTTTTTATAAAAACGTCCGCCATTTCCGTATCGGTTTTAATCGACTTTATAATATTGTCAATGTTTCCGGTGGAGTTTCGGTGGCGGTTTTTGTCAATGTATTCCGTAATTGGGTTGAACTCTGGCGTGTTATCTGAAAAAATAATCGACTCAATCAAATCCTTTGTCACTTCTTTTGAATTAAAACATATCCGCGCTTGCAAATAAATCGTGTTCATTCGCTCCTTTTTTAATTCGTTTCCGCGCTCCTCGATCATCCGAGTAATTGCATTAACACGAACCGGAAAGTTTTGATTCATCCACTCAATTAGCGAGTTGATAAGTTGGTCCGGGTCTTTTGCGACGCGTGCCAAATCTATATCGTCTCGTTGGTAAACCTCGTTTGTAATTTTTTCGGCCAATTCCGGGTCCATTCCGTTCACCTGGACCAATTGCATTTTAACGCCCTCTGGAGTCCGTCCGGATTTTTTCCCCATTGCCGCAACTTGGACGGCGCGTTGGTCTGTTTTCGGAATGTCGAAACCGTTTTCTTTTGCAATCCAATAAAACGACCCAACAGAAACGCCGGATTTCGTACCTTTTACGCACCGATCAAATTGTTTGTCGCATTGTTGGGAGTCGTATTTTTCCGAATTGGCACAAACCGCGTGAAAATATTCCCGGCCTTGCTCACCAAATCCAGACGCAAGCGCGAAACCAATTTTTAAATACGTTTCGTAATCGCTGTTTGTTATGTCTTTGCCCGAGTTATGAATGTTAGAAATCAACTCATCAATTTGTTCCGTACCTAAAATAATTGGCAACGAATGGACCTTTTTTGGTTTGGTCGATTTCGTTTTGGATTTTAACGATTTGTGATTTATAACCAATTCCGGGTCATAAGATACGAACCGAAACGAAGCCGGGTTTTTCGGGGCTTGGTCCACGCTTATTCCATAGGTTGCAAAATAATAATGACTCAACCAACGATAGGACTCTTTATGTTTCTCCGGATTGACTTTTACAATAACCGCGATTCCATTTCCCGACACCGAACGAAAAACGCAATAGGTGTATTTGTCCTCGATTAGTGCGGTTTTGTCGTTAAAATTATCAATGTCCACGCAAAGAAAACCGGAATGTTCAACCAACGATTGTTCCTCGCGTGCGCTAAATGTTCCCGAAATGGTAACCCCAGGCAATGACCGTTTTAATTGATCGCGTTTTTGTTTGTTTTTTTCTTGTCGTATTGGTTCGACTTGGTTTTTCCATTTACCGTATTTTATAGCATTCAGAAAATCGTCCATTTCCATTGCCTCGGTCGGTTTATGCTTTTCGCCCTTTTTGGGGAAACTTCCAAAGATTGAAATTTTATTCATATTAGATAAAAAAGCCGGCGGAAAAATTAGACCGAACCCACGCGACTAGGTTGGTTTGTGTTTTTCTCACCGGCGTTAAAAGAATGTTTTTTGTCATTTTGTCGCGTAAAAAATGGGTGACTAAATTAGTCAATATTTTCGAGAATCCAAACCGTTTTATTTGTTTTCTCGTCTTTAAATAATCGAGCGGTTTTGGTTGGTTGCGGTTCGATTATATTTGGCGTTGAGCGATCAATACAAGAAAAACGGCCAATTGGTCGAACGTGAACGGTTTTGTGTTCTCTGGTTATAATGGCGCGAAATGTAGCCATTAACAGAATGAAGAAAAATAAAAGTGTTGTTTTCATGTCTATCTTATTTGGTTAAACATAACTTTAGATAAAGCACATCAGCAAAGCTGACGAAAAAGCTTTATCATAGTGTTGTGCATAATGCTAAAATAGTGATTGTTGGACGTTCATTTCTTGAAAATTCATTAATATACTTTTACCATCATCATACATTTGCTTATCACATTTAGGATATTCTTTTATTATAGGGTATCTAAGTTTTTTAATCATATCTTTTTTAGTTCTTTTGTCGGCATTTATAAAAAAGTATCTGTATTTTATTTTTGGTTTTACCCTTTCTATATTATTTTCTTTTGCCCATTTAGCTATTGCTGTTATTCCTAATCTTTCTGTTATAGTTTTTGGGTGCATTTTTTTACCATCAACAATATATTCGCAGTCGTGTGCTTTATTTCCTCCCGTGTATATCCAATTTGTGCTTTGATAAACTATACCACAATGATTCATTCCGCTATCAGCATAACTAACTACAATGTTATTTTTAGGTAGCATTTTCAAACTGTTTCCAACTAAAAAAGATGCTGCATTTTTTTGTTTTGTTTGTATTACTAACCTTGTTAGTTCATATACTTTGTAATCACTTTTTACAGGCTCTAAAAAAACATTCTTCTCTATTTGTACTGGTGGTCTGCCATAAACAACAACACCTTCTATTTTGCCTTTAATAATTAACCCATAAGCAAATTGATACATAGGTTTTCTTTTAGCGTAGTGTTTTTCTAAGCACCATTTCATAGCTTGTTTATATGTTATTTCTTTTACTTCCATTTAGTTTCTTCGTTAATAATCCGTACTATGCACAACAAGGTATAAAGTGCATTAAAACGCATCATAGCCAAACCGTTATCCTAAACGTTCCTTAATTCGCTCCAAAATCAACTCCCTATCCGTTGCGGTCGGTTGGTAATCATTGTACAATTCGACTGGCAAATTTTCAAAACATTCGGAGAAGTTTGTCACGTTAAAACCGCGTTTTATACATTCGGCGTAAATGCTTGAATATCTCAAATGTAAATATTTCAATTTGTCATAAAAAAATTTTACGTGTCCCGTTCCGAGTTTAAATTGTTCGGGCATACCGTCGAGACTGTAACGCCCTTTTTTTATTTGGTTCGGAATGCGTTTGATTTCTCTATGTTCCGCGATCAAATGTTTATTGTGCAATTCGGCGGGTTTTACTCCAACGTTG